AAGTCACAAAGACAACATTCAGCAATGGTCTTGGTAATTTTTTTACAACAATAGAAAAGGCACACAAAGATTACGAACACGATCTTACAATAGATGAGCTGATAGATTTACACACAGAGAAATATAATCCTGCACTTACACGAGCTGCAAAATTAAACTTTGAAACTTTAGTACAAGAAATAAAAAAGGAAACAGAACCAAACGAAGCCGTTGCATCTGATATCATAGAAGCAGTACACAAACGAAACTTAGCACATAAAGTTGCAGTGATAGCCACAGACATATTCAATGGTCAAGACAAATCATTTAATGAAATCAAGCAGTTATTAGACAACACACAAGAAGACACAGACGAACACGAGGCAGTAACAGAGGACATACCTGAGTTGATAGACTCTCTTGATATACAAACTAAGTTTGAATTTAACTTACCAAGTTTGCATGAACAAGTTCCAGGAATTGGTCCAGGTAATTTAGTGATTGTATTTGCAAGACCAGAGTCTGGTAAGACTGCATTCTGGGTTAATCTTGTTGGAGGACTTCAAGGATTTGCATCACAAGGAGCAAAAGTTTGTGCATTGATAAACGAAGAGCCTGCAGTAAGAACACAGATGAGAGTTATAAATGCTCACACAGGTATGACTCGTGATGAGATCATAGACAATATGGATTTAGCAAAAGAAAAATGGAAGGAGATAAAAGATAATGTTAAATTATTGGATACTGTTGATTGGACTATTGATGATGTCGATGCTTTTTGTAAGCATCACAAGCCCGATATTCTTATCATTGACCAGTTAGATAAAGTAAATATGTCTGGCAACTTTACTCGCACAGACGAAAAGTTAAGGGCTGTATATACAGGAGCAAGAGAGATCGCAAAACGACACGAGTGTTGTGTAATAGCAATATCACAAGCATCTGCAGACGCACATGGTAAGACTAGAATATCTTTTGATATGATGGAGAACTCAAAGACAGGTAAAGCTGCAGAAGCAGATTTAATTATAGGTATAGGAAAGCATGGTACACTAGATTCACTTGACACAACTCGAGTTATGTGTATAAGTAAGAATAAGATATCAGGATATCACGGAGAGATAACTTGCAATATCGAGCCACAACTATCGAGGTATAGAGTATGATTACAGTTTTAGACGCAGAGACCAGCTTTCAGATTGTAGATGGCAAAGTAGATCCACTACCGTTCAATCCAAACAATTGTTTGGTTAGCATTGGTGTTAATGATGAGTATTATTTTTTTAATCACAATCACGATAACTTTGATATACAATCTAATCACAAGGCAGTTCAAGATATACTAGACAAGACTACACTACTTGTTGGTCACAATATTAAGTTTGATTTAGTTTGGCTGTTGGAGTCAGGGTTTAAATATAATGGCAGACTGTATGATACAATGATAGGAGAGTATATTTTACTGCGTGGTCTTAGAAAACCTCTGTCTTTGAAGGACATATGTAAACGCAGAAGCATATCACAGAAGTCAGATGCAGTTGATGACTACATGAAACGTAAAATATCTTTTGAAGATATACCAGTAAAAATTATTGAAGAGTATGGTAGGCAAGATGTTATCTCTACTAGAGCTTTGTTTGATGCCCAGATGGCAGACTTTAAGAAAGAAGGTAACAAACCCTTACTTAAATCTGCCAAAATGATGAACGAGTTTCTGCCTGTGCTTGCAGATATGGAAATAAATGGCATACATATTGACCTAGATGCACTGAATAATGTTGAGGTTGAGTTCAAGGAAGAGTTTGGTAGACTTGCACAGCAGATAAAAAGGATCATTGAAGACAAGATGGGTGACACACCTATCAATCCTGCCAGTACAGAACAACTATCTTGGCTGATATATTCTAGGAAAGTCACAGACAAAAAGAAGTGGGCAGATATGTTCAACATAGGTATAGATAAATTTACCAAGAAAAAGAAACGCAGACCGACACTTTCAAAGTCTAGATTCAGAGATATGGTTGTGGCAAACACAGAGGTCATAAAGAAAACATCAGCAACAAAGTGCCTACATTGTAACGGCACTGGTCTAATTAGAAAGTACAAAGTGAATGGAGAACGATACAAAAACTTATCTAAGTGTCAGGAGTGTGGAGGTCAAGGTGTGATATACCTAGAACTAAACAGGACTGCAGGATTCAATCAGTTTCCTGTTGGTGTATCAGAAGTTGCAGAGGGTGGATTCAAGACAGACAGAGACACACTGAGAAAATTGTCTATGCGTGCAAAGGGCGATATGAAAGAGTTTGTTGATCTAATTATTAGATACAATGCTATTGACACATACTTAAATACATTTGTAAATGGTATAAGAGATCATGTGAACACAGACAGTATTCTGCATCCTAAGTTTATGCAGTGTGTCACAGCGACAGCCAGATTGTCTAGTCGTGATCCAAACTTCCAAAACCAACCACGAGGAAATACTTTTCCTATTCGTAAAGTTATCACGTCTAGATTTAAAGGTGGTCAGATTATGGAGATAGATTTTTCACAGTTAGAATTTAGGACTGCTGTATTCTTAGCCCAAGATAAACAAGGAATGAAAGACATAGACGATGGTGTTGATGTGCATCAGTTTACTGCTGACACTATCGGAGTATCGAGACAAGACGCAAAGGCACATACATTTAAACCTTTGTATGGCGGCATGTCAGGTAGTGACGATGAGAAAAGATACTACAAAGCTTTCTTAGAAAAATACAAAGACATAGCTAAGTGGCATGAGAATCTACAGAGTGATGCAATACAATATAAGAAAGTTAAACTACCATCAGGTCGTGAATATGCTTTTCCGTATGCACAAAGACAGGCATGGGGTGGGTCTAGCTATTCGACACAGATAAAAAATTATCCTGTGCAAGGTTTTGCAACTGCAGATATAGTTCCGATTGCTTGCATCAATGCATACAAGATGATGAAATATTCAAATGTAAAAAGCCTATTGATAAATACTGTTCATGATTCTATCGTTGTTGACGCACATCCAGATGAGATAGGGGCAATGACAAAGATTTTAAACAGGGCTACGAGAAATGTTATTGATTCGTTATACGAATTTTATAAGGTAGAATTTAATGTGCCACTGGACACAGAGTTAAAAGTTGGAGACAACTGGCTAGAAATGCAGGAAATACCTACAAAAATAGATAAGGTAGTATTGTAAATTTATATTGACTTTTTTTTAAAAATATGGTAAAGGATGGGATTATGTCACAAATCTTAAACGCATTAGTAGATCGCTATAACGCAGAGATATCTGAGGCGAAAGCTATTCTTGAAATCTATTTAAATAAATCAGTTGGTATTGGAGAACATCCACAGCATCTTGATGAGGTAGATAAGTTGATAGTAAAGATAGCTACAGCTAAAGAAAATCTGATGGTGATTGAAGAGATAAGAGATATATAATTATAATCAAGGAGGTCGAATGACAAACAATGAAATAAGTAACATAGACAATTTATCTAATGAACAGATAATGTCTATGATAGGACAAGAGAAGTCGTCCACTGGTAACTTCCTACCGAAGTTATCCATAAACAGATTTCCAGAGAATGATGATGGTGCAGAAGTTCCTGTTGGTTCTTATGCAACATATGTTCCAGAGCTGGATAGCATAGCCTATGGTAAGCCTGTTACATTCAGAC